AGGCTTAGCGTAACGAGTTTCTACCTTGAAATCGATTTGAGGTTTAACCGCACCTTCCGCAACGAAAGAAAAATCGCCATCTTTAGGTACAGACTCAGTATAAGCGTAAACCGCTTGATTCGTATTGAACATGTTCACCAATCCGTCGACAATTGCCGATCTAAGATTCACATTCGCAGGCGGTGCCATTTGTACCCCCGCAAGTTCTGGAATACCGTCAGGGTTCGTTGCCGATCCTGTCGAAATGTCTTCCGGTACTTTAACCGTCATTTCGATTAAACCATGACCCGCATTTTTGATCGCTTTGATCTCTTCCGCATTGTCTGCTACGAACTTGCGAATCTGTGCTTTCGCACTTTGATTCAATTGCATTCCGTTGCCCTTCATTTGGTCAAGCATCTTCGTGATCGCAATTCCTTGCTTCGATACCGCCTCAGTTAACGCCTTGTTTTCTTTTGCAAGAGTAGCCGTAAATTGAGATTTGAACTCCGCCAATTGCTCGGGAGTTACTTTACTTTGAACATCGTCCTCGATGCTCTTAATGTACGCTTCTTGAGTCGCTGAATGCTCCTTCAATAGTGCGAATTTTTCTTCTGCTGACTTCTCTTCGAATGCATCTGTCGAGATACCTTTTTCGGTACAAAACATTGCGAAAGTCATGAATTTTAAAATTTCCGTTTTCATTTTTGGATTTTTTAAATTAATAATACGAAATCGAACTTTTCGACCCCTTTTTTTTGTCCTCAGTGACTTCCGTCGGCTGATTCTCTTGAGTGTCTTCCGACGGCTCAATTCCTTTTACGCCTAGCGTTGGCGTTAACGAGTTCGATCCTTCCAATACTGCGGAAATCTCGATTAATTTTGCTTCTAAAACCGCATAAAAATAACCTTTTTTCTCGACCTCTTCTTTATTTCCTATTTGATCAATGTACTTGTCGTAAGTTTCTTTGTATTGCGAATGATCTGGCTCGTCTGAGTCCATCGCTAAAAAGATCTTAACGTAATACATCCCGACAGAATGTTGATCGATTGTGCCGTTCTTATACTCCCCGAAGATCTGTTCGTTTTTTGCTTTCTCGATGTTAGAATCCATCATTAACACGGTCGTTTTTCCTGCCTTGTTAACTCCTAAGTCGGACCATTTAACTTCCTTTTCGTAGACCTTTTGAGGCGTTCCGACCTTTGCTGTGATTTTATATTCGTGGTCGTGCAAATGCCAAATTTTGCCAACTCTTTCGCCAATTGATTTCGAAAATGTAGATCCAACATGTACGTCGCCGTGTGAGTCAAGCCAGTTATACGTGTTACCGATTAAAGTTCTTTTTATCACATCGTCCGTGTCATTCTTTGCACTGGTCGTTAATTCCTTTGTAGCGATTCCGATAGGAGTTTCATCGATTATCAATTTAGGAGTAAAAACATTCGTTTTTTTCGATGCTTTTTTCATCTCCAGAATATCCGATTTATTTGCATGTAAATATGCGAATAGATCCTTTCTCGTTGCGAATGTTTTATCTTCTGAACTCATTTCGTTATCGGTTTTTTACTGGATTTCTTTTTGTCGAGATCCTTAATTAATTTGTCCGCCTTGTCCTTACTTACTTTCGTTTTCATTTTGTTTGTCGTTTGTTGTTCCAGATTTACCCATTAATGCGGACCCGCCCTCGGTTGTTTCAAGTCCGAGAATGTGTTCACGAGTTTCGTCAACTGTCAAGGCTTCGACCGCTCTTTGTGCTACGTTAGTAGGTACATTCGATAACCTTTGAGCGACCTCGTTTGTTGAGGCTTTCAATACATCAATAGACTTTTTATCCGTTATTAAACGCTCAGAAAATCCAAGTGCTTCGCCTAAAAATTTCGATAATTCTTTGTTTACCTTTTCATCTAATGGCAAATAAACGTCCGTGTATGCCGTTTGCTTCGCCTCAGATACGTTATTGTATGTCGATGAGTCATTATCATTAAACAATACCGATGGCATCCCGAAAACACCGCAAATGAGCCTTAACGAAGATAAGATACCTTCGAGCAACTTTAAATCCGTTGGCGTCATTCCTGTTTGAATGAACCGTAATTTTGCCGATGTTAAGTGTATTTTATTGAACTTATCCGCACCGCCAGTGTCTTTATCGAACTCGCCCTGTAATCGTTCACGCTCTGGATCTAGCATCGGAGTATCGCCATCCGAAGAAAGTAATCCGATTATTCCACGACTTTTGAATATCGCCCCGTCCGCCTTTAGTTTCTCCATTGAAGAACAAACAACAACCCAAGCCGATTGTAACGGTGATAATCCGTACTTCGCCTGTGTGCCATTTACATTAACGACATTCGATGTTTTTATGTGTAGGATCTGTTCGATTTCATAGGGTACTATCGTACCGTCGAAAAGAGTGTAATCGTAACGAATAATTTCCCCGATCTTATTACAAACGATCGTTACTCTTTGAGTGACTAAAACCTCGAGCGATTGACCCATTCCCTCGCCTCGAATTAATCTTATAAAACTATTTCCAGTTAATAAAAGATATTCATTAATTTTTGTTCGAAATTCAACCTCGTCGTCGTCCTCATTTGGGTTCGCCAGAATGTCAAGAATTTGACCCTTATCCGTTACCGTTCCGTCTTCTAATTTGATAACTCTTTTTAACGATGCTGTCGTTTTGGCGATTTTGTTTACCACCATAAAAACGAGAGGGTTTTCTCCGTATGCTTCGGTATATTTTGCGAACGCTCCTGCCTTGCCTAAGATCCAAGAAAAATACGAGTCGATAAATGTCCATCCGCTAGAGCCTTGACCGCCTTGAGCGTTTGGCGTGATGCTCTTCGATGTCATTGTACTCAAGGCTTTTTGTAAGATGTTTCCCGCCATTTCCCAGTATTGTTTCGTCAAATATAGCGAATTAATTTTTCACTTTTCAACCGTTATTAAAAAAATGTTATAAGTGGATAACGGATCGAATCGCATGCGTGGTTGTCTTTATCGATTGGAATGTCCAGTATCGTTTCGGTTCGCTCATCAACTTTGTACTTGTAATTATTAAATTCATTCACAACATTTTTCGAACTCTCATGCACCAACAAATTGTACGAATTAACTTTTCGAATCCCGTCCAATATTGAGCCTTGACCCTTTTTCGTTTTCATTGCAGGTAAACCCGCTTTTTGCATTGTCACAATAGATCTCGGCTCGGAAGAGTCACAGACTAAATACGTCTTTTGCTCTTTCAATAGAGTTTCTAACAATAAAATGTCGATAACTTGTTGAAAATCATCGATTCCACTACCGTAAATGATCTCTCGAATGTACAAATCGTTATCGACGAGCGTTAATTTTATGCATACTAAAGGGTCGTTAAATCCCCAATCTAAGCCATAAAAAACGTAGTCGTAGCCAGTAGGATCGTCGCCTTTATAGATTGACCATTTCGGAAAAATAATTTCTTTACCTACATAAATTTCGCCTTTTCCGTACACGGTCCACTTTCTAGGATCTGCCGTTCCTTGCTCCCTGTTATACTCCGTATCTTCATAGCCTTCGATTTTTTTGATTTGCTGTTTCGATAAAAAAGGATTGTCCAGATAAGTCGATCGAAATTCTGTTACATCGTCACGCATATTTAGTTTGTAAACGTACGAATTTGGCTCAGATGGATTACAGTCACCGATCCAAAATTCACGACATCTTTGTTCGAGGTTGTCGAATGTTACTCTCGGAATATTGATCATTTCGTTAATGAAAAAAACATCCGATTTAAGACCATGCACCCGCATCGGGTCGTCCTTGAGTCCAATAAACGTAATCGTGTTACCATTGAACCGCACCGCCATGTCCTGTTTATTGAGGTGCATATTCGGAAACATTGCCGTAAAACCGTCATAACCGTAGCAAATCGCTTCGAAATCCTTTAGGATTGTACGACGTAAGTTTACAAGGCTATCACGACCGATCACGATTTGTTTGCCAGTGTTCCGCATGCAGTACAATAGAATCCACTGGAGCGCCGAAATAGTTTTTGAAGATCTAGTACCTCCGGGCAATAAAATTCCTCGCTGTCCGTCGTTATACGCTTCTTCAATTCTTGCGAGATTAATCGTCGATTTTATCTTCATCCTCTCGTCGTGGATTTGGCATTACGATTTCTACCTGTACAGGCTCTCGATCTGAAATGTCTTCGGTTTGAAGTTTCTCGAAATATCCTCGATTTTTTCCTTTA